CTCGCCCAGCCCAGCCACGCCTTGCCGCGCCCCGCTCAGTCTGGATGCTTCCGCATCCTTCCCGCCAACGTCATGCGCTGGCGGTGGGATACGAAAATTGTTGTCTCGAGTTTTGTTGCGGGCTTGTCTCGGAACCCATGTTGCCGCCCAGTCGCCTTTCCGCGCCTTTGCTCGGCCCGCCGTCCCCTCGCGGCCTGTCTTCACATCACCAGTCTAACGGGCCTCTTTCGAGCTTTCCGGGCGGCCTCTTGCTCCGCCCACCGTATCGCTACGGCCTTCATGCCGCCCAAACCAGCTTCCTCCGCCCGGGGTTTCGGCTACTTTCCGGCTGGTGTGCCGGGCGTGTTCGCCTTCCCCGGGCGTCGTGAAGATATGTTTCCATACAGAATCAAAATAGTCAATACAAATGTTGCCATATAGAATCAAAAAAGATATAAAAATACCACCGGCACCAAACGGCATCGGCGGTCACGCCCGGGAGGGCACAAAAAAGCCCCTCACGAGGAGGGGCGGGGAGGTGAGTAGCTCAAAAATAAGATGGTAGTGTCGAACATCCTAGAGAAACTACCTGTCGCACGGCCTCAAGGACGCCTTCTTTTGAACAAGAATTTGTCGCGTCCATTAATTTTTGGCCTAGTGTTTTTTTTGATGTTATGGCTTCAGGCATAGAGTTAAGAATACTTAACGTTTTTTCTGTAAGTTGTACGTGTAAAAACTCGACTACTGGCAAACATGGATCCCAAAATGTTATATAATTGTTTTTCTGTAACCACATTAATGTGTAGTAAAACGGATCATACGGATCGTTTTTATTCTCATCAGGAAAGAAGTCTTTTTGATAAAAATCGACTGGTACAGGAAAGTTTTCATAACATTTAGAAAAAATTTCACCAGCAATGTCGTTAAATAAATCGAGGTTTGACATGATAGAAATTCCTGATTCTTTTGATGTGGCTATTCAAAACAAAGGATACAATCTTGTGGATGTGTACTATAACTCTATTTCAGGAGAAATTGACAGATACTTGATAGCAAAAAAGATAGTAGAAACATTTTCCGGTGAAGATCTTGTAATGTATTTAGCCCAAATTCTATATGGTATTGAAGTGCTAAAAAATAAATAAATATCCTCCCCGCTCCGGCGGGGATTTTCATTTGCTACAGGAGCTGCCATACCCACACCACTTTCCCGATAATCACATCCTCGTAGCCTTCAAAGGGTAGCTCTTGTGGCTCATATCGAGGATTATCCGAATACAGAATAATATTATCCTCTTTGCCGAGACGTACTCTCTTCACCAAGGCTCCAAAAGGAGGACGGCTGACGAGATAGATTCCTCCTTCTATGAGGTCCCCGTCCAGAGGGACAACACCTACGTAGGCTCCCTTTGAGATAGTTGGCTCCATGCTATCGCCAGTCACTTTGATCGCAGCAATATTAGGAAGAAAATATTGAGGAAGTACGGGAATTGTTACTTCTGGCGTACCTGAGAAAAACTCCGAAGGGGCTCCTGCTCCAGCGTGAGAAAAAACAGGAATAACCGGTAAGTCATCTCCTTCTACGGTCTCTGCTGGAGAATGAAAGCCGATCCGCTTTAAAATTGGCGCTAATCCAAGTTTTTCTTCAAAGAAAAGAATCTTATCTGACGGAACTCGCTCACCTTTTAGTTGTCCATTGATATATTTTGATATTGTTCCGCGTTCCGTGCCCAATAGTTCAGCAAGACGAGAAGTGCTTCCACGCCCGCCTTCATCCACTTTTTTCTTCATGCGCTGGACGATTTCGTCCCAGCGTTCTTGTTGAGTCTTCATGTATTCATCTCTGCCAGAAAAAAATGTTTCTGTCTCGAAACGTACTTGCTATTTATGATTCTTTATGGAATCATACAGGTCATGAACGCACTACAAAATTATAAGAAGCATAACCAACTGAAATACGCTGACATTTCAAGAATGACAGGGATAACTCGCTCATCTGTCTGGAAGCATTGTCATGCGGAAAAAATCCCACATGGAGCGTGTGCCGTCTACGCATTGAAGTTGGGCATTAGTTTGGAAACGCTCATACCAGACTGTCCTCCAGCCGCCCCCAGCACTCCCACCGAACTCGAAGAGGTGAGCCATGCTGAATAACTTTTTCCTCGCCGTTGCCGTGGGGCTGGTCATGCTTGTCGTCTTCATGCCCAGAGACTAGCCCCGCAGCGCACCGCCGGGCCACAGCCTCGGGCGTGGGGTACTCCGCTACGCGGTATACCCGCCAGCGGATGACGCCTGATGACAGGATGCGGACGCGCCAGAGCGGGCCGCGCCGGGTGAGGAGCAGGTGAACAAGGTTTTCCATACCCCCATTAGAGCATGGGGATACATCAAGGAAAATTATCTATGATTTACGAAAACTATAACACGCTGTCCGAAGTCGTTTCGGACATGATCGAAAACGGGGACAAGCCGATCAAAGCCATCGCTGCTGACATTGGCAAGCCGTATTCGACGCTCAAACGCGAGCTGAATGTGGACGACGACATGGCGAAGCTCGGGGCGGACGTACTGCTTGGCATTATGGCCTCCTGTGGCTCAATCGCGCCCTTGGAATGGCTGGCGGACAGGCTCGGTTATGTCGTGAAGCCGAAGGACTTTGCAGAGCCGGATAAGCCGACATGGGCGGAGGAATGCACTGATGACACGATATGTGGCGGGAGGATGGTCACGCGCATGCAGGAAGGCGCGCACCCGTCCATCATCTTCAAGGAAGCTGAAAAATGGAAGAGCAATATCGACCAGACCGCTACGCGATATTCACGAGATTACGAGAAAGCGAGGCAGTAAAATGCCGATCCTGATTTGCCAACAGTGCGGTCGGATGTTTGAGGTGACTCCCAGCCGCGAGCATTCGGCAAAGTTCTGCTCGAAAGAGTGCCAGCTTGCCGCCACCCAGAAAAAAGAGGCCAAGTGCGAATGCTGCGGAAAGGAGTTCACTCCCCTCAACCGCAATAACCCGCGCTTTTGCTCCCGCATCTGCGCTAGCGCGGCGCAAAGCGGCTTGAGCCGGGAAGCGTATCTCGCAAAAAAAAGCGCGGACAAGGCAGACCCCAGCGAGGGCAAGCACCTGTGCGCTGGGGTTGCCGGCAAGAGCTGCGGGCGGTGGATCACCGACTACAGGTGCCCGGCCTGCTGGGAAAAGCTGCGTAAAGGTTCCGACACTGAGGGGCTTCCGTCATACGAATTCCACGGAAGAAGATCCGGGGGGATGGAATGGGACTGGTAGGAAGGGGCCCCTGCCCCCACGGTCGGCTTCACCGCGACGGGCGCCGCGTCCTGTGCTTTGCGGACTGGTCGAAAGAGTACGGAGTCCCGGCGTGGTTCACGAAAAACGGCTACGTCAAAGATGTGCGGTTCTGCCTGAACTCCTGCGAGAAGAGGCCGGGCATTGTTGAAGTGGAACTTGAAGGTTTCAAGGCATAGGCAAAAGAAAAGGCCCTCTGAGGAGAACAGGGGGCCAAACGAAGGGGAATATGATGCGGATACATCAAAGGACTGAATGGAGCATCTCATTAATATGCCGTTCCGTCAAGGGAAAGGTGTGATATGGAACGCGGTTTTTTCAAAATTTATCGAAAGATAGAGGACTCAAAATCGTGGAGCCGGGGTGCGCTGTATCGCGGCCTTATGATCACACTTCTCGAAAAAGCGAACTGGAAGCGCGGTTTTTTCCATGGGCAAGAGATCCTTCCCGGGCAGCTGGCGTTCAGCGGGGAGTGTCTTGCTGACGAGTTGGATATACCCAGAACATCGGTTGTTCGCATGTTGCGGAATCTTGAGCTTGACGGCTTTCTGACACGCTCAAACATGAACAACCGATATACGCTTATAACGATAACAAATTGGCACAGTTATCAAGGTGTAGAAAATGACGGTGGTCAACCGATGGTCAACCAACGGTCAACCGATGGTCGACCAGTGGACACTATCAAAGAAGGTAAGAAAGAAAGAATAAATACACCCCCCTTACCCCCCACGGGGGGGAGTGTGTGTGCGGACGAGTACGAACACAGTTGCGGAACCAGTGCCGACAGCATGGACACCAGGCCATGTGAGGCCAGTTTGTCCGCAGATGAAATCAAGGCTCAGAGCAGCCTTCAGGCGGACAGCATGGAACCTAGGCCGTGCTGCCCCCCGAATGGCGACGTTGCGAACACGTCGGACACCGGTAGCCGCGCCGACAGCATGGACACCAGGCCATGTGAGGCGAAGGGCCGAAAAGCGAAGACACCGCGTATGCCGAAAGGGGCGGAGCTTCCACCGTACACCGAGCAGTTCGAGCGGATTTGGGCCAAATACCCGCGCAAGGATGCCAAGGGGAAGGCTTACAAGGCCTACATGGAGCTTCTGAAGGCTGGCGTATTGCCGGAAACGGACGACCTCATCGAGCGCATAGCGTATCGCAAGTTCGAGCCCGATTGGGAGCGGGAAAACGGGAAATACGTGCCCTATTTCTCGACATGGCTGCACAATCGCGGCTGGGAAGATGCGGGCTGTTTCAGCGATACGACGCCGGAACAGCGGGCGCGGAATGAAAGGGCTTCCGCGATTTATGCGAAGTACAACGGCGGGATGTGGAAACCGGGCCTGACTGTCGAGCAGGTGGAGGAGAACTGCGACCGCATGTATGCCGAGCTTGAGGCCGAGGGTTTGCTGTGATGGCCGCCCGTTGTCTTGAATCCGCGCTCAGGTTGCAGGCGATGGGGTGCAGCGTCATTCCGCTCGTTCCGCAGTCAAAGCGCCCATTGGCAAAGGCTCTTCCCGGCGGGAAATGGGAAGAATTTCAGCACAGGATACCCACGCCTGAAGAAATCCGCGGCTGGTTTGAAATCGAGCCCAACGCAAATATCGCGCTGGTATGCGGCGAAGTTTCGGGTGTGGTGGCGATCGATGTCGACGGGCCGAAGGGGCAAGCGTGGTTCAAGTCTCATATGCCGCGCCCCAACTGGTACCAGCTGACTTCGGCAAAGGACAAGTTCCACGCGTTCTATCAGCATCCCGGCGAGGGAAGGCGTATTCCTCCGTCCGTCAAGCTGGTGAACGATGAAATCGACGTGCGCGGGGATGGCTCCTATGTTGTGTTTGCGCCGTCGATACATCCTTCCGGGGCGGAGTATCGGGCGCATCAGCTTGACGGCTTCTCCGGCGTGGATTCCCTTGTCCCCTTGCCGGATATCCAGCTGGTCCGAGTGGGCGAGGATAAATACGAGGTCAAAGAAGCCCCGGATGGTCCGGCGACGGATCATGATGCTGACGTTCAAAAGGGCGGCAGAAATCAGGCGCTCACCAGTCTGTGTGGGCGGATGTATGCCAAAGGGCTGCGGGGGGAAGAGGTTCTGCTGTACGTGCAGGCATGGAACCTTGCGCATTGCAAGCCTCCGTTGTCGGACAAGGAAGTGAACACGATTGTGCGGAGCATGGCTTCGACACACGGGAACAGAAACCCGCAGAAGCTCAACGCAGGGGGGGTATCCCGCTGGGTTGCCATGTCTTCGGGAGAGTTTTGCATTGCAGATATTTACCGCGATCTTGGCATCCTGAAAGCCGAAGACAGGGAACTGTGCCAGCAGGAACTTCGGGAGCTTCTTTCTCGTGGGGAAATCGAGCCCTGCGGGAAACGCTCCGGATGGTACCGTAAGCGTGAAAGCGGATTGGAAGTCATAGACCTTGTACAGGAGGAAACCCCGCCGTTGGATTTGTGGCTCCCCTTTGGACTTCACAGAATGTGCTTTGTCCAGCCCCGGAATATCATCGTGATCGCTGGCGAAACAAACTCGGGGAAGACGGGCCTGCTCTTCAATTTTTGCTACATGAACAGGCACAAGCACAAGATCCGATATCTCTCTTCTGAAATGACGCCGAATGAAATCAGGGGACGCATAGAACGTTTTGGACTTGCGGTTGAAGAATGGTCGAAATTTACGACGTTTATTCAGCGTTCCAATCATTTTCATGACGCCATAGATCCAAACGGCATCAATATTGTTGATTTCTTGGAAGTTTATGAAGATTTCTCGAAAATAGGGGGAGATATCAAAAAGATTTTTGATCGTCTTCAAAATGGAATCGCAATCATCACGATTCAGAAGAAGAAAGGGGAGATGTTCGGAAGAGGTGGAGAATTCACTCTCGAAAAAGCAAGACTCGGCATTTCTCTTTTTACGCACGGGCATCTCCCAAACGGCATAGTCGGAAGCATGAAGGTGACCAAATGCAAGAACTATAGATCAGGATTCAATCCTGATGGAAGAGAACAGTTCTTTAGGCTGCTTGATGGGTATTTTTATGACTCCTCACCTATTCAGGAGATACCGGATTATAACCCGCATTTGGTTTTTTGGACTGAAAAGGACAGGAAACGCCTCGTTGATTCAATTGGCGATTACTGCAAGCAGGTTGCAGAGGTCCAAAAGGCGCAAGAAATGATAGATTTTTACGGAGAATGATATGTGTGAAGCAAAAACGTTCAAAGAGCTTATGGATGCTGTTTGTAACCTTTGTGAAGAAAGAAGAGAGGCGAACAGGACGATCAATATCGTTGGCGATCTCATCGCCATCGATAGGCCGAATGAATGGAAATATGAAATTCCCCTCAAGGATTGCGAGACAATCTGCGGCGCACTCAGTTGGATTTTCCATATGCAGGAAAAAACATGGGTCACACAGCCAATGGCTAAACGGATTGCAGCATTGATATGTGAGCATAACGGTCAAGAGTTTTGGGGAGGAAATTGATGCTCAGTATCCGCTGGATTTTGAAAGATTGCATCGTATCCGCCGCATGTCATGGGGCTATCGGCCCAAAGACCGCGCATTGGCTTCTGTCTTGCTTTGGTTTGATCCATGTCTGACTGCCCCCGGTACTGTGAAATCTTCGGCCCCGGCGCGTGTGCAGGGGTATTTGACAAAAAGGAGTGTGTGATGAGCACAGTGAAAAAATCGGTAATGGAAAATGTACGCCTCGAACTCCCTATCCCTCCGCTTGTCAATCACTACTGGCGGCACATTGCCATCAAGGGCACCCCAAGAACGCTCATATCTGCCCGTGGACGCGATTTTAGAAAAAACGTGATGCAGATTGTGGGTGATGAAAAGAAGGCTCTAAAAATCGATTCTCGCGTCAAAGTCAATGTGGTTGTTTGCCCGCCAGATCGCCGTAAGAGAGATATTGACGGGTATCTGAAAGCCCTTCTTGATTCCCTTACCCACGCCGGGGTGTGGCTGGACGATGAGCAAGTCGATTCGATTTACATCACACGCGGAGAAGTGGTGAAGGGTGGAAAGGCTGTTGTCGAGATCCTGCCGATGGAGGTGTGAGCATGGCTGAGAATGAACGGAAATTGCTGTGCGGGTGGAAGTCCATCACAGCCTACACCCGAGTGAGCCGCCTCCTCATGATCCGCTACGCCTACCCCGTCCACGACTGCGACAGGGCAACTCATGACGGGTACGGCGTCTGTGCCTATACCGACGAGCTTGACGCGCACAGGGAGGCTATGAGCGTGCAGCATCGACGTCACGAACAGGATGAAAGGGTTCTTGCGGCGCTTATGCGGCGGCTGTCGGAAGCACGCGGGAAGCACCCTGTTTTCGCGGAGGGCAAATACCACGCGCTTGGCGTCATCGGCGCGGAGTACCACGAGCTGGAGAAGGCCGTGGAGTATGAGTCCGCCGAACGTATGGCTGACGAGGCCCTTGACGTGGCGGTAACTGCACTCCGGTTATGGTGCGGGGAGCACGAGGTTGGGCAATGAAGAAGATTAATAGCGATCCCAGAGACTGCCCAGTATGCGGAAAACGTGGATACCGCTCTTCGCGCACCAAGCGTCCAGATGCTTTTGGAGTCAGGTTCACATACAGATGCCAGTGCGGTTACCTCTGGGATGTGCGCTTGGTGGCCATTGATTGTCGTAAAGCTGGCATCCCTCCAAATGAAGGCGCAATTCAATGTGGTTAAAAAGAAGTCTGTACACAGTGTACAGATTGCCCATTGTCTACGCTCTCCTCCATGTTACGCTCCCGGCAAAAGTCAGGAGCGTTTTTTTATGCACTACACCGAAGCCCGTTGGTCCGGGAAATGGCCAAACTTCACCCCGAAGGAGATCGCCTGCAAATGCTGCGGGGAGATCGTCGTGGACGAGGAGAGCATGGACGCGCTCCAGCGGCTCCGCGACTTGTGGGGCAAACCGCTCGTCATCAACAGCGCGCACCGCTGCTTCAAGCACAACAAGGAAGTGGGCGGGGTCGCGCATTCGCAGCATCTCACCCTCGCCTTTGATGTCCGTATGCCGAAAGCGCGGCATGAGGCGTTCATCAAGCTGGCCCGGCAGTGCGGTTTCCGTGGCATCGGCCACCGCAACTACGAAACCTTCGTGCACCTTGATATGGGGCCGGAACGGGAGTGGTAGAGATGGAACAGACCGTGATTGATTTCATCTTTTCGACGTTGACGAGCCTTGCCGCCCAGTATCCCGAAGCCTCGTGGATCATCACCGCAGTCGCCGGGCTCATGTCCCTATGCGGGGTGGCTGCCGTCATGACTATCTGGCTTCCTGTTCCCAAGGAGACGACTGGAGCCTATGCCGTCCTCTACCGCTGGGCCCATGCCCTTGCCGCGCACTTCGGGCAGAACAAGGGCGCCGTGGCTGACGGCAAGTCCGAAACCGTGAAGGCCGAAGTCAAGGCCGTGACGGGGAAGTGATGTGCGGGCCGTCCTTGAGTTCCTCGCTGCGCTCGTCGATCTCCTCAAGCTGTGGCTTCGCCAACGGTACGGCGAACGCCGCGAGGCTGCTCGTGCTGCGGATCGCGTTGCTGTTCGTGATGACGCTGGCGGCGAGTGGGTGCGCTCGATGGGCGGAACCGACCGCCGCGACAAGCCCGGCTCCGCTGACGCCGGGGGCCGTCGTGACGGGTGAGTGGTCCTACACCTACCGGGGCGAGACGTTCACCGAGCCCGGCGAGTGGGTGCATCTGCCCGCTGGGGAGGCCGGGAACCTGCTCCTGTGGATCAAGAGCGTGGAGGAGGCGCGATGATACAACCGCCCGCCCCGATGGAAGGCCTTGCCTACTACACACAGAGTCTGTTGACCATGTGGCCGGAGAAGGCTGTCATCGGTTCTTTTCTTGCGGGAGTCGTCTCGCTGTTCGGCGCGGATGCCTACTTGCTGTGGATGATGGCCGGAATGCTGGTGGCCGACTTTGCCTTTGGGCTGGCGGACGCCGTGCGGCGCAGGCATTTCCGTTGCCGGATGCTGGCGCACGGGGCGCTCAAGTTCCCGGCCTACTGCCTTTACTTGCTGATTGTCGGCGTGGTCAACGCCAGCCTTTCCCGGTCTTTCGGCGGGTTCGACATGCCGTTGCTGAATCTTTTCATTGCCTACCTGATCATTACGGACGCCGTATCCGTCATTGCCCACATGCAGCGGCTCGGCATCCCCGTGCCAGATCTGTTGCGGCGGGTGCTCCTTCGCAGCAAGCGGAAGGTGGAGCGGCGGGTGGATGAGGCCGTGGGCGGGGACGACGATGACGTTTAGGCCGTTGGGGGAGGGGGGATCGGATCTCTGGAGCACACAGCCCCGTGACCGCGTGTGCCCCTTTACGCACAGTTTCGGGAAAATTTAGGGGGGTAATTTTGTGGGCAAGCATGGGGGCATGTACGGGGCGCAGTGGCGCAAGGCGCGGATTGCCTTTCTGCGGGAGCATCCGTTTTGCGCGATGTGCGGGAAGGCTCTGCGCGGTGCCGACGCCGTGGTCGACCATATCCACCCGCACCGAGGGGACCCCGTGCTGTTTTGGGACGAGAACAACTGGCAGGCGCTCTGCAAGTTTTGTCACGACTCCCGCAAGCAGCGGGTGGAGCACGGCGGCATCATTGGCGGCCATGACGAGAACGGGATGCCCACGGACAAGGCGCATCCTTGGAATGCGGGGATGTGATGGGAGCACGGGGCCCGGAACCTGAACAGTCAAGGCGGCTGCGGATGATGACGCCCGCCGGGAGTTTTTTCCCGCACCCGGAGGGCATGTCCGAGGATGCGGCGGAACTGTGGCGGCACATCGTGGACGCGCACCCGCGAGGCTATTTTCAGGCCGGGGACGTGCCGCTACTGCGGGCCTACTGTGATGAGTATGTACGGCGCAACCGTGCGGAACAGATGCTTGCCGAGCAGGGAGAGGTCATAGAGACGGCTTCCGGTGCGGTGAAGCGCAACCCTTGGCACGAGGTCCTTGTGAACAGCAATAGTTCCCTGAGTCAGCTGGCGACAAAGCTGCGCCTGTGTGTGAACAGCCGCATCACAGCCAAGACAGCCGGAAAGAACGAAGAGAAGCCGAAGCCTAAACGGGCCGGACTGATGTTTGGAGCGTAGACGAATGACCAGAGCGGAGAAAGTGATTGCCTTCATCGAAACCCTGCGGACGCCGGACGGTGCCGGGGTTGGTCTGCCGTTCGTGCTGCGCGAGTGGCAGAAGGCGATCATCCGGGAGGTCTACGATGCGGAAGACGCGGAAGGGCGGCGCGTGGTGCGCCAGGCGGTGCTGTCCATGTCTAGAAAGAATGGCAAGACCGCGTTGGTGGCGGGGCTGTGTCTCGCGCATCTGTGCGGTCCGGAAGCCGTCAGAAACGGGCAACTCTATTCCGTAGCCTTCGACCGGGAACAGGCCGCCGTGCTGTTCAAGCTGATGGCGGCAATGGTCTACATGGACGACGAGCTGTCCGATCGCCTGAATGTCGTCGAGTCGCGCAAGAAGCTGGTTGACCCAGTGAGTGGTTCTGAGTTCACAGCCCTGTCCAGCGAAACGAAAGGCAAGCACGGCAAGTCGTCCTCCTTCATCGTGTTCGACGAGTTGGCGCAGTTCGGCGCGGACCGTGAGCTGTACGATGTGATGATGACTTCACGGGGCGCGCACGCCGATCCGCTGGTGTGGTGCATTTCCACACAGGCCGCCAGCGACAACGCCGTCCTTTCCGAGCTCATTGACTACGGCCAGAAGGTGATCCGGGAAGAGATTGAAGATCCGAAATTCAAGACGTTCCTTTTTTCGGTGCCGATGGATGCGGATCCGTGGGATGAGGCCAACTGGTATCTGGCGAACCCGGCCCTTGGCGATTTCCGGTCTTTGGAAGAAATGCGCGAGACGGCGGAGAAGGCTAAGCGGATGCCCGCAGCCGAAGCAGCGTTCCGGAACCTGTACCTGAACCAGCGCGTGGACGGCGCGGCGCATTTCATCACCACGGAAGTCTGGCGGCGGAACGGTGGGGAACCGGATTTGGCGCTGTTTGAGGATTTGCCCGTGTTTGGCGGCCTTGACCTGTCCGGGAAGAACGACCTCACCGCGCTGATCCTGACGGTTCAGGATGAACAGGAGTTTTGGCACGTTATGCCGCTGTTCTGGACGCCCGCCGAGGGCATCCGGGACCGTTCGGATCGCGATCACGTCCGGTATGACCTCTGGGCGCAGCAAGGCTTTTTGAACACCACGCCGGGCAGAACCATCGACTATCGGTTTGTGGCCCTCAAGATTGCGGAACTGCACGGGAAAATGTCCATAGCCGGGCTGAAGTTCGACCGCTGGCGCATCGACGACATGGTTCGCGCTCTCCGTGAGGAAGGCGTGGACGCATGGGTGGAAGGCAGGGATGATCCCGTTCAAGGAGGGTTGCGGATGATCCCTCATGGGCAGGGCTTCCGGGACATGAACCCGGCGGTGGAAACGCTGGAGGATGTACTTGCCGAAGGAACCATGCGTCACGGGATGCACCCCGTCCTGACCATGTGCGCCTCGAACGTGCGGGTGCAGCAGGACCCGAGCGGGAACCGCAAGTTCGACAAGATCAAGAGTACGGGCCGGATTGACGGGATTGTCGCGCTGGCGATGGCCATGAACTGGACTGAATATGAGGTCCCGGAAAAAGAGGGCGGCCTATTCGATTGGGCCGGATTTCTGGCCTCTGAAGGGGAAGGCCTATGAGTTGGTGGAATCCTGCGACATGGGGGCAGACGCCCAAGGCATCGTATGGCGGAACGCTGGAAGATGAGGCCCGCATCATGGAAACTCTGCTTGGAGGATCTGCTGGTTATCCCACGGCAAGCGGTGTGGTGGTGAACGAACATACGGCCATGAAGGTGAGTGCCGTGTACCGTTGCGTGGCCCTTTTGTCTGGAACGATCGCCAGCCTGCCGTGTGAGGTCTATCGCCTTGCCCGTGGCGGAAAAGCGGAGCCGGCCGTAGACCATCCGGCCTATTACCTGCTGCATAACGAGGCTTGCGCCCTCATGACGGCGCACCAGTTCTGGCGGACCTTTCTCTGGTCTGCCTTCATGCACGGCAATGGGTATGCACTGGTAGGCAGAACCGCGCTCGGCACTCCAAAGAGCCTTTCGTGGATAGCCCCGTACCGTTGCATGCCCGAGCTGAACGACGACAAGACGCGGCTCCGTTACCGCATGATGCTCTCCAATGGCGAAAGTGCTGTTTTCGACCAAGACGATGTGCTTCACTGGACGTTCCTAGGCTGGGACGGCGTGAAAGGCATGTCGCCAATGGACTGTGCGCGGGGGGCCATTGCCCTTGCGGTGGCGGGACAGGACTTCAACGAGAGGTTTTTCAGCCAGGGCAATGCCGCCGATTACGCGTTTGAGTTTCCCCAGAAATTCGACTCTGAGCAGGCCAAGCTGTTCTACGATACATGGGAACGGAACCACACCGGACGGTCTAGGTCACGTATGCCCATTGTTGCCGACAACGGCGCGAAGGTAACCCGTCTCGACTTCAAGGCCGACGAATCACAGCTGATGGAAAGCCGCTCGTTTCAGGTTGAGGATATCTGCCGGTTCTATGGTGTTCCGCCGCACATGGTCGGGCATACCAGCAAGAGCACCTCATGGGGAACAGGCATCGAAGAACAGACGCTCGGCTTCGTCAAATTCACTTTGCGCGACATCCTTAAGGGGCTTGAACAGGAAATTGACCGAAAATTACTGCGATCTGCCAAGTTTTACAGCAAATTCAATCTTGATGCGCTGCTTCGGGCCGACTCCAAGGGCCGTGCCGATTTCTACAAGGCGGCTCTGGGAGGCACGCAGAACCCCGGCTTCATGACGGTCAACGAGGTGCGTGCGCTTGAAAACCTCGCACCGCTCGACGGCGGTGACGAGCTGCACGCGCCGGAATCCGCAGGGCAGTCGGACACAACGAACCAGCCTGATACGACCACAAATGGAGGTGGCAGCAATGCAGCCTAATACGATGAACGCCCGCCAGTTGCTTGAAGACGCTAGGAGCAAGGCAAAAGCCAGAATTGATGCCGGGGGGCCCCGCCTGCTTTCTCCTGCCACGGTGGTCAATGCCGAAGAGGATGAGGCTACGGTGTACCTGTATGACGCCATTGACCCTTGGTTCGGTATTGACGCTGGGGAGTTCGTGAAATCGCTCAGTGATATCTCCGCCAAGACGATCCATCTGCGCGTCAATTCCCCCGGCGGTTCCGTGTTCGACGCCGAGGCCATTCAGACGGCCCTGCAACAGCACAAGGCCCGAGTGGTGGCGCATATTGACGGCGTGGCGGCCTCCGCAGCCACTTACATAGCCCTTGCGGCTGACGAGGTGGAAATGTCCGACGGTGCTCTGTTCATGATTCACAACGCATGGACAGCCGCTTTCGGAAACGCCGCCGAGCTGGTTGATACGGCTACGCTGCTGGAGAAAATCGATGCCAATATCCTGCGCGACTATCAGGCCAAGACGGGTAAGAGCACCGAGCAACTGAAGGCGTGGATGGATGCGGAAACGTGGTTCACGGCTCAGGAAGCACTTGCCAACGGCTTTGTTGACCGCATCCACGGCAACACGGATGGCGATGATGCCAGCGACAAGTGCAAAAAAGAATCGAAAAATTCCGCCGAAAACAGTGAGGACGCATCTGCGCATCGTGCGCGTGAACGCGCCCTTGCTCTCGCTGAGGCGGGTTTCTAGCGGGAATTCCCGCAATTAACAGGCACAGGAGAAACGATATGCCTATTTCCATTCAAGCCCTGCGGGAACAGAAGGCCGAAAAACTCAAGGCCGCCCGCGAATTGCAGTCTAAGGAAACCTTTACCGTCGATGATCAGACCGCGTTTGACGCGTTGCTGGCCGAGGCCAACGCCCTTGAATCCCGTATTCAGGGACAGATGAAGCTGGAGGGCCTTACCGATCCGCAGCAGGCCGAAAGCGTTGCTGGTTTCACCAACGCAGGCGGTCACGTTGAAGTTGCCGCCAAGCCCGTCTACCGCAACCTTGGCGAGCAGCTTATCGATGTGCAGGCCATGACGCTGGACACCGCCGATGCCCCGAAAGCCCGCGAACGCTTCATGCAGGTGGTCAATGCTGCTTCCGGTGCGTCCACGGGTGTGGACAGCGAAGGCGGATATCTCGTGGAAACGGACAAGTCCAGCGGGATCATGACCTCCGCCATGGAAAACGGTCTTCTGGCCCGCCGCGTAACGGTACAGCCCATTTCCGCCAATTCGGACGGTTTTGAATACCTCGTCTCCGATGATCGCAACCGTACCACCCGCAACGGCCTGTCCGTCTACTGGAAGGGAGAAACCACGGCTATGGCCTCTTCGGGAAAGGTAGCACTCAAGACTCGCGAAATGCGGGTGAAGGATCTGTACGGCCTGCTGTACGTCACCAACCGCATGCTCCGTGATGCCCCGGCCCTTGCCGCGTTTGCCCAGCGTGCTCTGCGCGAGGAGTTCGCCTTCAAGCTCGATCAGGCGATTTTTGAGGGCTCCGGACAGGGTCAGCCTCTCGGGATCATGAATTCCGCACTGCCCATTACCGTAGCCAAGGAAAGCAGCCAGACGGCAACCACCTTCAACGCGGCCAATGCCGTGAAGATGCTGGCCCGGTTCAAGGGGAACATGGCCAACGCTGCGTGGTTCATGAATCAGGACGTTCTTCCGCAGCTCCCCATGATGACCGTGGGCAACCAGCCTGTGTTTATTCCCGGTGGCAGCTTCGCCAATGCCCCGTTTGGCACGCTGTTCGGTCGGCCCATTGTGCCGCTGGAGTTCTGCGAAAGTCTTGGAGCCAAGGGTGACATTATCCTTGGCGACTTCTCGGAATACATGATTGTGCAGAAAGGCGGCATGGAAGTTGCCGAATCCATGCACGTCAAGTTCCTTACTGACGAAATGGCCTACCGCTTCATTACCCGCGTTGACGGACAGCCCATGCACAATGAACCCATTACGCCGCTCAAGGGTGCGAACACTCTTTCGCCCTTCGTCATGCTTGCGGCCCGCGCCTAGGAGGAACCCCGTATGAATATCGTTGAAAACGCCCATATCGTCTCTGCTTTCAAGCCTCAGGCCGGGGGAAGTGCTGTTGCTGGGGATTACATCTGCCTCAAGGGGGCTACCCACGTCACGGTGCTGGCGCACGTCAACCAAGGGAATGCAGCGACTGTCGCCTTGACCATTGAACAGGCCAAGGCCGTTGCTGGAACAGGATCGAAAGCCATCACGGAAGCAGTCCCCGTGTATCTGGTTGCCGACGCTTCTGTTTCCGATGTGTGGGTGCGCCAGGAGGACGCTGTATCCTTCACCACTGACGAAACCCTCAAGGAAAAGCTGGTAGTTTTCGAGGTTGATGTGGACACGCTGGACACCAACGGCGGCTTTGACTGCCTGTGCCTCAAGGCAGGAGCCAGCAATGCCGCAAACATCATTTCTGCAACATACATCGTCACCGGAGAACGCTACCACGGCTCCAGCGTGATCGTGGATTAACGATGCCGCTGCCCGGCATGAAAACGTGCCGGGCAGTCAAGAGGAACACCCATGCAAAGGTTCGGAACGACGTTTTTGCGGTGCACCACGGATGCCGACTTTGAGCCGGTGACGCTGGAAGAAGCAAAGCTGTATTGCCGTATCGATACGGGCAGTGAGGAAGATTCGTTGCTATCCTGCCTCATTACGGCGGCAAGGCAGCACGCCGAGCGTAAGACGGGGCGTGTTCTCCGGGCTTCGACATGGACATGGCGCGTTGGAGGGGAGTTCCCTCTTGGCGCAGTGCTTCCCGTTCCTCTTGCCCCCTGTTCTTCCTGTCTGTCTGTGTCTGCGGATGGCGTTACTCTGGACCCCTCTCTGTACGCCTTTGCTCCCAGCGGCAATGGCGGCAATGAGGCGCCCCTTTTGGCCTCGCTTACTCCCCTGCACGGATTTCCGGCACGGGGGAGTGTTGACGTTGTACTGACTGCGGGGTGGGCCGCCGATTCCATCCCGCAGGCCCTGAAACAATGGATGCTGGTACGCATCGGGACGCTGTACGAACAACGGGAAAGCTTTACCGTGGGCGCGAATTTCAACGAATTCGGACACGGCTTTGTGGACAGTCTGCTTGATTCCTACATCGTCACGGGGGTGGTCTGATGCGCTCGGGAATGCTTCGCCACCGCGTGACCATCCAGCGGCAGGAACTCGTTTTTGGGAAATTTGGAGCCCCGCTACATGACAAGGTCTGGGAAAACGTGGCGACGGTCTGGGCTTCGCTGGAAGCCATGAACGGGCGGGAGTTTTTCGCCAGCCAACAGGCACAGTCCGAAGTCACGCAGCGCATCCGCATCCGGTATAGGCCGGACGTGACGGCGGACATGCGCGTCATTCACAACGGGAAGGTGTTCAACATCGTTGCCCCGTTGCCGGACAATCGGGGCCGGGAACTGGTGCTGATGTGCCGGGAGGTGAGCTGTGAGCAATGACGTCGTGGTGGACATCCCCATCGAAGACATCCGGGCGGGCGTCCGGGCGGAGATTGATTCCGATTTGGGAGGCATTGCCGCGCAGGTCTTTGAAAAGGCCAAGGCTTCAACGGCGTTCAGGGACAAGACGGGGAGGCTGCGGCAATCCATCTGGATTTACCGCTCGAAGTACAAGGACGGCGGCTATGTAGTCTATGTGAAGGCCCCGCATAGCCACCTTGTGGAGTTCGGGCATGTGCAGGTTGCCAAGGACGGAAAAACCGTACTGAAGCACGTTCCCGGAAAGCATTTCCTCCGCAAGGCCAGAAACGCCGTCCGTCGGAAAGTTGATGCGATGCTTCAAGAAATGATGGGAGATGCCCACTATGGCAAGCGCCGTTGATTTTGAAACTGTCCTGCTGCGGATGTTGCAGGAGGATGCGGGCTTGTCCGCATTGGTCGGCAGCAAGGTTTTCCCCTTGTTCATTCCGTCCGGGAATTTCCTTCCCTGCGTCACGTTCCAGCGCATCGGCGGGAGGCCCGCCAACACGCTGTCCGGGGCGTCAGGTCTGGAGGAAATCGACCTTCAGATTGACGTGTGGGCGCGGGACTATGACGAGGCAAAAGCCATTGCCAAGGCCGTGCGCGCCGCCATGCCGCCGAGCGGCGACGTGTTCGGGGCGCATCTGATTGAGGATCAGGATTTGTACGAAAATGGAACCACCTACTTCCGCGTGAGCATGGAGTACAAGGTCTGGTTCCTCGAAACAGAATAAGGAGTGATTATGCCTATCGAAAAGATTGCTCGTGGCTATAAAACCACATGCCTGCTGGATTTTGAAACAAGTTTCGGAACGGCTCCCGATGTCGCGGCAGGAAAGCTCATGCCCATCAATTCGTTCGGCCTGAATGTATCGCGCGCCAAGAACAGCGCGGCGACGCTGACCGGACGACGTGACCCTTCCGAACCCTTTGACGGCAATGTCGAGGTATCAGGCGCGCTGACTGTCCCGGTTGACGCCCGTGCCTTCCCCTACTGGCTGAAGTTGTTGTTTGGGGCGGCTACCACCACCGGTTCCGGGGAATCCAACGCCACCGCGCCGTTCACCCATGTGTTCAAGCCCGGAGACGAGGCTCCCTCCGCCATTGTCCAGAGCACATACGGAACCACCCCCGCCACCTTCGGGAAGTTTACGGGGTGCAAGGTGTCTTCCCTGGCAATGCAGGCTGGCGGGGATGGCGAGCTGACCGCTACGGTCAACCTCGTGGGGCGCGATGTCGAATATTCGGAGACGAACTACAATTCCGACGCCCAACTCGTGAATATGAAGCGCTTCAGCAATTTTCAGGCGACATTGCAATCCGACGGCGCGGCGATTGCCACCATTACCGATTTCAGCCTGACCATAGATAACGGTTTGGACACCTCTATTCGTACAATCGGTTCCGGCGGGAAGCTCTATGACATTCCCGAAGGCCTCATGTCCGTTTCCGGAAGCATGACGGCCATGTTTACGAACATGACGCTGCTCAACAAGGCAAAGGACAATACGGAACTCTCCATGGAGCTGGGGTGGAGTATCGACGAAAACAACAAAATCACCTTCAAGATGCCCGAAGTACAGATTCAGTTCCAAGGTCCCACCGTGGATGGTCCCACTGGTGTCAAGGCTGAATATCCGTTCGTTGCCTACTTCAACGATGCTGCGGACAACGCCTGCATCATCGCCACCGTCGTCAATGACGTGGCTTCCTACTAACCATCAACTATCAAAAGGAAAAACATCATGCGTAACGTGACCATCTCCACCGGCGAAACCTTCCCCGTCTATCCTCTCAAGGCCAAGCAGGTTCGTGACCTCCGCAAGAATCCGTCCGAAGACGCCTTTGAAGACGTGTTCAATACGCTTAAGCTGGCCGGATTTGATGCTGCCAAGGTCGAAGAGCTTTATTTTCCCGACGTGCTGGCTCTCAGCAAGGCCGTTACTCAGGAAACCTTCGGCGTGGAGGAAGAAGAAAAAAACTAGCGGCGGTCTGGGAGTGGCTTTCCGGCGAGGGCGCGGAATACTGCGACACCTGCCGGAAGGCCGCCAGCCAGAATGCTGATTCTTTGAACTGCGAAGGTTGCGAAGGCCGTTGCCCCGACCTCATGCCAGATAACGCGGATGCGTGGGAACTGCTCCAAGCGGGCGCTACCCAGCTCCGCATGCCCGGCATGGGCGGGCCCGTCGGGTTCGACTACAACGCGCTGGCAATGCTGGCTGAAACGCTCGGCATAGACATTACTCCGGGCCTGTGGCGGAAGGTGCGTGCCGTGGAAACGGTTATCCGCCGCAACGCCGCGAAACAAGCTGAAAAAACGCAACAGGCTTCCGCATCCACGCGGTGAGCGGTTCATTGACAACGGCATAGCGATTTGCGGATGGAAAGGGCCGGGTTCCTCTCGGTTCCCGGCCCTGTGTTTTTATCCCATTATCCTGTTTGCGGCCCGTGCCGAGACGATAGCCAGCCTCATGCGCGACAGCCCGGCGTCAATCCAGTTGTAGGCGTCGTAGGACTGGGCGCTCAACGCGCTGGACAGCCTGTCGACATCCCCCGGATGCGCGGCGGGGAGTGTTCTGAGCAAAGCAGCGAATGCCCCTTGGTTCAAGCGGATATACTCGGCGTTGAGTTCGGAGAGGCGGGAACGGGTTTCCCCGGCGAACTCCATGAACTTGGCTTCAAGGCGTTCCAGCTCCTTCACCCGGTCGCGGTAGATGTTGGATACGGGGAGCGTGCGGGCAGGGGCGGAAGCGGGGGGAGTGGGAAGCGCGTCGATCTTGCCCTGCACCCAGCGGATAGCATCCTTAACCTGTGCTACGGTCAGGGCGTCAACGGAAGCCACGCCGAAATGCGCGTTCACCTGCGCCCGTGCGGAAGCGTAGTGAATCGGGGCCATGCCCACCCATGTGTTGATGATGGCCGTGAGCGCCTTGCGTTCAGGGTCGGTACGCTTGGAGATGGGAGAAGGGGCAGGAGCGGGTTCTGGACGGGCAATCCGGAAGAACGTTTCTTCCAGAAGCTCAAACATATCCCAAGCCCGATCAGAGTTCAGCATCTTGGCATGACGGGCCGCCCCGCGCTCCGTCCAGAGGGTGAGGGCGTTTACATTTCGAGCAATTTTCACAGAGTCGAAAATTTCGACGCTGTGCTTGAACCCTCTCAATTCATTACCGGAAAGAGAGTAGAAATGCTTGCCCTCGGTGAACCGTTCCTTGTTATTGGCAAAGTTCTGACGGATTTGCTTTGCCTCCACCTCATACGCCTGAGCAAGCGATTCTGTGGTGACAACGGGGATGCCTTTGTAGGCGAGACGGGGAAGGGAAGGGGTGGAAAGCTGACTCATGATGAGCCTCCTTACGAAAAGTGTTCAATTCCCTTCTCTTGACATAAAAGAAGGGCCGGGAGCTTGAACACCGCTCGTAAGTGCGGCCCATACACCTTTCCCTTGCGGGTATTGTATAATGGATGGACTCCCGGCCCAAATACAGGCTGGATGATACACCACTCCCAAGATAAAAAACATTCTTGACAGGGCATAAAAAATCCGCATCTGCGGGCGCGGTATCCGCTTACGAACGGCTGTTCAAGGCCGTACGGAGACAACGCCACAAAAACGGGGGAATGTCAAGATGTTTATGGCCAGACAGTTTTAGCTATTACTTTACGGATAGTTGCACAATTGTCCGGGGAAGAGCCATTTGCCTGCTCCTTAGCAGCCTGTTCCATACCCGTGGCAAAAACAAGAATTAGAGCTGATTTTTCGTTATTTTCAAAAGTTCGGTCCATCCATGAGCCAACTCTACTAAGTTCGTTTTGCATATCATACCCACACCCTAAACCTCTTCCAGTAAGTATTGCATAGGTGGTGAGGCGATCAATATCCTCAGCAGAGGCACAAAGACCTTTATTTGGGAAAAATGTAAAAACTCCAACAGCTAGCATGAGGAACAGTTTTTTCATTTTTGCAACCCCGCAGCCTTTTCTGGCATGTCATGCTTGCATTTTGGGCACCATGTTGCGCCTTCGGTTAATTCAGTGCCGCAATCAGGGCAGGCCACGGTGTCAGGACAGGTAACGGTGCTTACTGGGGCATCAACAGGTTCAACATCTCGCCCGCAGTGCTTACAAACCTTGGCTTCCTTCAGGATTTGTTCTGCACAGTGGGGGCATTTTCGTAATGTACTTTCATCTGGTGCTGGTCGTCCCATGAGTCCGACGATCAAAAGGCCGATAGGCCCGAGCAGAAAACCGCCTATGAGCCATCCGAAAACACTCCTTCCTTTCGACGATGCGATAGCCGCCGCTCCTATGCCGCATACGATCCACAATATGATGTATTCCATCATCTATATCCTCCTGCCCTTCCCACACCACAGGGGGCCGGGAAAGTCAACAGGCGGCTGGGTGGGTAATGAAATTCCTGTATCTTGATGCAGTGATACAGATGCGGCAGGGCACGAAAAAAGGCGGCTCCGAAGAACCGCCTACGGGAAATCTTACGCGGGAACCGCCCGCAATTTCACATCAAGCGCGGTCAGAATTTTAGCGATGGTTTCATAACGCGGCTTCGCACCGGGGCGAAGCGTCTTGTATAGGCTCTCGCGGCCTAGTCCCGTGCTTTCCGCCAACTTCGCCATGCCTCTGGCGCGGGCGACCGTGGCGAGAGCTTCCAAAAGGGCATCAGGGTTGGGATCCTGCATGGCCTCGGAAATGTATTCGGCAATAGCCTCTTCGCTGTCGAGGTATTCGGCGGCGTCAAAAAGCTGGAATTTGCTTTCGTCCATGTTTATTCCTCCATCATCTTTCTGGCTTTGGCGATGTCTTGTTGTTGGGTGGACTTGTCGCCGCCTACAAGCAGGAAATATACGATTTCACCTTCCCGCGTGTAGTAAAGCCGATAGCCGGGGCCGTAATGGATTCTCATTTCCGACAGTCCACCGCCCAACGCCTTGGCATCACCGAAGTTGTCGCGTCTGGCATTGTCAATACGTGAGAGGATTTTGATTTTCCCCTTGGTATCGCGCAGCTTTTTGAGCCATTCGTCAAAGTCTTCGGAGCGTTTGATGATGTTCATGTGTAGAGTGTATCCATAGGGATACAGAAAGTCAACGTCCATCCGCAAATCGCCATGCCGCCCAAAAAAGGAAAATGAAGCATGGGTAAATCAAAGTTCACCGTATCCCTCGATACGGACGGAATAACCAAACAGGTTGCGGATGCGGCTTTCAAGAGTGTCCTGTATCAGGTCGCCGATCAGATCTTGGGAGAATTGACCAAGAAGAATGCTTTTTTCGACGACCAAACCGGAGAAATGCGCCGATCCTTCAAAATGTCAAAGATGAGGTACGGGACGGGGTATATTATTTATTCTGATAATCCACATGCTTGGTATTTGGAAAAAGGACACGCCATCGTTAAGGGCGGGAGAGTCGTCAAACAGGTGCCGGGAAAGTTTTTCATGCGTAAAGCCAAGAACAGGGTCAAGCGCAGGCTCAACGAACTCATTAAGACGTTTGACCTGTCATTGAGCCGCGTTCGCGGCCTTCATATCGGAAAGGGGAAATAACTATGTCTCTTGCAAAAGAATCCGGCCTTTATCTTTCGGTTGGGCTTGATGACTCTCCTTTCCAGAAGGACATGAAGGCATTCATGCTCACAGCCCAGCGTGCTGGGGACACCGCATCCAAAGCCTTTGACGGGGCCTTTACTCCCAATAAAATCAGTTCCAGCTTCACCAACCTTGCAAAGAGCATCAATACGGCTTCCGCCGCCGCAAGACACCTGAATACGTCCATCAAAGTATCAGGGCTTGATGCATTGGCAAAAAGCGCTGGCCTTTCTGCTTCCGGCCTTGACAAGATGTACGAAGCGGCGATCAAGGTCGCGCGGGATTCCAGTCTCGAAAGGGCGTTTGCCAACATCCAGAAGCAAACAGGGATGTCCACGCTTGGAATGGCAAAGTTTCGCTATGAGCTGGGAGATACGTCCGGGGCGTTGTCTACGCTCTGGAGTGGGGCAAAATCGGCGGCAATTCCGATTCTTGGCGTTGGTGCGGCGGCTTTGTATGCCGGGAAAGCATGTCTTGATGCCACAGTGCAAATGGACAGGCTGAATAAATCATATCAATCCATCGAGGGTAGTGCAGGTTTAGCACAAGAAAAACTTGATTTTGTATACAAGACATCACAAGAGCTTGGTCTTTCTTTCGTATCTACAGCTGAATCAGCAAAGATATTCTTTGCGGCTGCCAAGGGAACTACGCTTGAAAAAGATATGGATAGGATATTCAAGAGTGTGTCTCAAGCAGGTACTGCTCTTTCCTTGTCCACAGAACAAATGGGCGGCGTATTCCTTGCTTTTACTCAGATTATTTCTAAGGGTAGAGTTCAGCAAGAGGAAATCCTTCAGATCGCAGAGCGTTTCCCGGGAACCTATCAGATGGTTGCCGATGCATTAGGTAAAAGCACTACAGAATTGGTAGATTTTATTGCAAAAGGGAATGTAACTGCTAATGATCTGCTTCCGAAACTTGCAGATCAGTTTGAGAACAAATTTGCAGTAGCCGCAGAAAATGCTGCAAATGGTATTCAGCAGTCCATCAATAAGATGGATAATGAGTGGACAGTTTTTAAGTCAAATCTTTTAGAGAGCGAACCTATTGTTTCTGCTATCAATATGATTACAGGCGCATTGCAGGGACTCAACGCAGCAATGGGTGAGCGCTATCTTGAAAAAAGAATGGAGTCAGCAGGCTGGCAACGGACTGAGGTTACAGACTTTAGAAAAAGCACATACAAGCTTTACACTGAAGAACAAAAGAAGATCTTCCTTGAGTACGAAAAGATACTTAGGGAGCAAGAAAAAGCAGAAGCTGATGTCACAATCAACCAAAAGAAGGAGATTGACGAACGTCTCAAGGCGTCATCAGCCGCTACCGCTGCCTATGAGAAGATTTTCTCCACGACCAAGGAAGGCCAAAAAAAGGCTGCACAGGACGCCTACACTACTGCGGAAGCACTTCAGAAGTCCGCACTGGACAAGGGCGCGATCACGCAAGCCGAGTACGACAAACGCATAACCGCACTTGCTCAGGCCCGTGATGAAAAAATCACGGCTATCAACAAGCGTGGTGCAAAAACGAGACTGTCCGAAGCCGAAAAGGAAGCCAAGAAGTTCACAGAAGCGACAGCGCAGTACGAAGCCGGGCTGAAAAAGCTCCGCAATGAAGTCGGGGCGATGGAAGACGCGCTTGACCCGTCCCTGACGAAGTTTGAGCGGCTCCGTAAGCAGATTGAGGCCGAGAAGAAGGCCGCCATTGAAAACGCCGATGTGAAGGCGAAAGAGACAGTGCGCCGCAAGCAAGCGACCGTAGCACAGGCGCAGGAAACGGCGGAACTCGAAAAGCGCAAGGCTGTCCTGACGGCTACGCAGAAGCTAGATGAGCTGGAGAACCAGAACCTGCGCGACAAGGCCGATTTCTACAAAGACCTTGCCGAGAAGACGGGGCGGTATTCCACAAGTATGGAGTATCAGAACCAGCTCCTCGAAAAGCAGCGCGAAATCTGGCTCAGCATGGGGATACCCGGCAAAGACGTGCAGGAGATGATTCGTCAGCTCCAGCTCGAGTCTTCACGCGATCCCTTTGACGGTATCACACGCGGATTGCAGGGGTTCATCTCAGAGGCAACAGACGGCGCGAAGGCGATGGAAGACACGTTCTCCGGCCTGTTCAACGGCATGGACTCCGGCTTTCATAGCGTGTGGGAACAGATGCTGGAAGACGGGAAAGTCTCGCTTTCGTCGTTCAAGTCGCTGTTCGCGTCGTTCCTTGCCGATTTGATGCACATGGCGATCACCCGGCCCATCACCGTGCAGATTGCGGGCGTGGTGTCCGGTATGCTCGGTACGGGCGGCGTGGCGTATGCGGCGGGCGGCTCGGGCGGTGGCGGCATCGGCAATCTTTCCGGCGTCAGCAACCTCATGCCGGGGTCGTGGACGTCTGGCATTGCGGATACCATCAACAACACGATGGCCGGATGGTTCCCGAGCACCTTCGCTTCCACCAGCGCGGTTAGCAGTGCGGCCAACGCAGGGGTGATGTCAGCCACGGGCGGGGCAGCAGACGTTGCCGGGCTGAAGGCAGCGGAAGCGGCATCGTCTTTGGGTGGCAACACCACCTTCCTGTCCACCGTTTCCCCCTATCTCATGGCCGGCGGGCTCGGTTCTCTCGGCTACACCATGCTCGGCGGGGCGCTTGGGCTTCCTCAGAGCAAGTACAGCGGGCTCACGGCGGGGCTTAGCGGTGCCGCCGGGTGGGGGCTTGGTTCCCTTGCCGCAGGATCTTTCGCTTCGATAGGCGCAACTATGGGTTCCGTGGTTCCCGTTGTGGGCACGATCATCGGCGCGCTTGCTGGCGGGGCACTGGGCAGTCTCTTCGGGCAGCAGCGCAAGACGCATCCGAGCGTCTACGGGCATATGATTGGTCTTGGGTACACGACGGATACCCAGACATACATTGATGCGTTCATGAATCAGGCGACATACGACCGGGCGGGGAAGCAAGAAGCTTCGGGGTATGCGCAGGTCATCGGCGAGGCCGCCAGCCAGACAGCCGGGAACATTCTTGATCTCGCGGCAATGCTTTCCGAAGCGGA